TACGACGTATGGCCAAACCGAGAGTGATATTCCCAAAATCCCATTTCGCCCTCGAGACATACATCGCATCGGCAAGATGTCCACCCTTGGATTTTCCTTTGTAAAGACCGCTCCCACGAGGAGCTTTTGCCTTCGCAGCCTGAAGGATGATTTTACAGCCCTCTCCCATAGACTTATTCATGATTTTCTCACGGACAAGTTGCGGAAGTTTTTGAAGGGCATTATAGAGTTCCTTGAAACCAGTTAATTTAATAATTCCACTTGGTCCCCGTTGAAATAGGGGTGCCCCCGTATAAAAACCCTTACCACCCCTTGTCATCGGACCAAAAAATTCAGCCATTACGTTTTTCCATAATATTGAATAAATTTAATCATCCTTCTTTTTATAAATCTCACTTCCACAAGAAGGACAATAATGGATGATGAGAGCCCTGTATGGATTGTCGATTGTTATTAAAAATGAATCTGTTTCTTTATCGTAAGTAAGACCAAGTTCACCCACCAAACCGCAACCACAATTTGCCCTATATTTCATAACCTTCTCCTTTAAGAAATTTAATAATTAAGTTATGAACTCTTTCGCCATTAGAATCATTTCGTTATTTTGTTCCTGTAGATTAATAATGGATTTGATATCAAAAATTCTTGTACCAAAAAGAATTCTCCAATCTACCCTAATACCATCATAATATCTGATCCTGATCCGGTGATCGACATTGGCCTGCATCTGATGAGCAAGGAAGAACTCTCTTCCAGCGATGGGTTCAATCGATGCCCAGACCGTTTTCTCGGTGATCCAAGTCACGACTTCAGACCCAAAGGAATCCCGTGCTACCCCCTTACTTTGAATCGTGATTCGATGTTTTAGTTTTCCAGATTGCATTATCCTGCCAAATTAGCCATTGCCTTAATTATCGCTTCTTGAAATTTCATACCATAGACCGTCTGCCTTTTGAATCAAAGTAAGTATATCGGTTGCCCCCATCACAAAGTTTGCACTTCCATTTAAGAAGATATTCGTTCCATCTGTGATGGTGATGGCGTGTTCTGAAATAATTGTAATAACTTGTCCTATATATCCATCGTCAAAATCCGTGATTGTTGTTGTTCCTCCAGTCAACCATTGATTTGACCCCGAAACCGATGGTGTTGCATCATTGGCTAAAGCTTCTATGGTTCCAGCTTTGTAATATTTCCACAATATAGTATAGGGCCATGTAGAAAAGTCGGTAAAATTAATCCATTCACTATTTTTGGAAGCCGTTACTGTTGGAAGAGTGGAACCCTGTTGACCACAATTAATCCATCTATTTCCATATCCCGCATCTATAAAGGAAGCATCAGCAGAATAGTTAGCATTAAAAATTTGATTGTATCTACTGCTTGCAGTTAAATTTATTCTTCCTTGAGAATCTAAAATAGTGCAAAAAGCAAAATTATAGCCATAAATATCCCCTGTCGTGTTGCTTTCCCCAACTATATTCTTAAAAGTCCATGAAGTGACCGTATAACTACTTCCAACTTGGCTATTAATTCCATATCCAGAATTGGAGGCAAAACAAGCACCATCGATTGCTCCACCTTGATGTGATGTTCCAGCAAAATAAATAGCATCCGTGCAAGAATCAATTTGAATTCTGCTTATCCAAGTATTATTGCAAGAATTATCCAAGTAAATGCCATATTTAGGTGCTCCATGTGTCAGAGAATAAGGAGGAGGAATGTTCCCTGTAATTTCTAACTTATCAATCTTTGTCCAATAACTACTTTTTAAGGATATACCCCTACCTGTTCCGGTGGCAGAAGTACCTCCCCTTAAATAAAGACTTGAAAATTCTGAATTATCAATTTCCTCCCCTTGGATTGCGATTCCACTACCAGAGCCGCCAAGAATGGCAAGATTATGTAGTCTGATTAATTTTCTTCTGACACTGCCACCAGTAGATTTGCCTAAACGTATAGCATGAGTATCAGCGGTGGCTTGATTGATGCAACTTTGCAATCCATTACCAATAAGTTGGATAGAACCAATATCAATATCTAATGGAGAAGTTATTTTGAAATTCCCATTTGGGATGTAAACAGTACCACCATTTGTTAATATATCAATCGCAGCCTGTATCGCTGCCGTATCATCCGTTACTCCATCGCCCGTTGCACCATAGGCACGGACATCAACCCAGGGAGATTTAGTAATTAAGTCGGGACAGTTTCTAAACATATCGTAAAGATTGAACTGACCACTAACACTACCTGCCGCCAATCCTGTTGGAATCAAATAATCCGATGTTGGGGCCGTGATAGATGTTTGTTGTGAAATTCTTTTATTAGGCATGGAGTTCCAACTCTATTTTTCCACCGTCTTCCCACAGGATGACACCATCATCTTCCCACGCGAGAAAGCCAGTCCATTCAATGGTTGTCAATTCGATCTGTTCGGTTGCTTCGATTTCCATGTAGTTATTTTCAAATTCGAGATTAAAAACCTTATAAATATTAAAAATTCTCGAACCGAACTTGATCCTCCAGTCAGGGGTTAAACTCGAATAATATCGTATAATAATCTGATGTGTAATCTCAGCGTTCTCCATCTTTCCCTCGAAATATTCTTGTCCATAAATGGGTTCGATAGATGCCCAGACCGTGGCTTTAGTCACCCAAGTCTCGGTCTCTGCCCCGAATGAATCACGGGTCGCCGATTTCTTCTGAAGATAAACCCTATGTCTTAAAGAACCGATCATTTAAATCTATGCACCATATATGGAGCCAGGAGTCTCATCACTACCGGAAGAACCTTAAGATCCTTTTCGCTTAATCCTTCTCTCTGTTCGTACATATCTGCGATATCGATCATCATCGCCTGTTTGATTGACTGAGGAACATCGTCTGGTTGGGAATACCCACAGACATAAGTTATCGCAATGGGATTCATGGGATAAAGGGTCGCTGTCGGCCAATCTGCCCCATATGCCAAAACAACCCTTCCTGGTTCGGATTTGGTATCCTCAAGATAATTAGTAGCCGTGGTGACGGTCACGTTTGCCTGAGTCGAAGTCGCAACATTATTTAGAACGATTGTTGTCGCCGTTTTTGATTCAATCTGTAGAGTGGTAGTCGGAAAACCAGCACTAACGGTCACAATATCCCCTACATCGAAGTCTGAAGTATCGGTCATCCCGGTAATAGTAGCTGAAGCCAAAGTTGTATCTCCCGTGCTATCCGTGGCCACAGTCCATGTATTCAATGCACCGTTATAGTCGGTATAAATGATCGAGGTAATCGACTGGAGCGGAGGATAGGGAATCTCGATATAATCCTCATCATCAGGCCAATCCTCAAGATACATACACCACGTCTGTGAGAGCAAGGCACGATTAAGAACCGCCTCTGCATGTTCACGGGCCGCCTTGATCAATCCCTCGATGATATAATCATTGTCATCCGTATCGATCCGGAGATGCCACTTAGCCTCTTCAAGACTGACCGGTTCAGCCGTAGGTGCAACAGTTTGAACTAAAGCATTCATAGATCCCTCACGATTAATCTATTGAAATCAAATTCCCTTATATAGGCTGAGGATCCACCAGTATCGGAGATAATAGCCTTAAAGGTCAGATGATATTTGCCAGTAACTACTGGAACGGTAGTGGGATAGGTTAGCCAGACCGTATGTACCTGATTGGTGGCACTTGAGGCCGCAATTACCCCGGTCGTAGTGACGGAATCTTCCCTGTGGGCGTATGTAATTATGGAAGAGAGAGTGTGACCATAAGGTAAAGAACCGTCATTTGCGGTGGTCGCAGTACAGACCGTATATTCAAAAGAATAAGGTACTAAAACATCATACGGTTGCAAGAATATAGGTTTTGTTCCTTCAAAATCAGGCACTTGTTTTCCTCACATTTTTCGACTTGGATCGATGGTTAATAACGTTTCGTTCGGTTATAAAATAACCTTCCTTATCTTTGGTGACATAATAATAAAGAGCAAATGTATATGACGCGAGACCTGTTGCCTTCTGAACATGGGCGCAATTTGCAGGAGTCAAACTATTAGAAATCGCCGGAAGAGTAACCATCTGGACATGGGCGCAATTATCGAGTACGAGATCAATTGCCCCCCCTACCGATGATGGGGTTGCAGTTTGAGCGTGGGCACAATCATTGGGATCAACCTCATGAATCTGTGTCAATACCGGAGATGTCGCTGACTGAACATGAGCACAATCATTCGAGTCAATCTCGTGTACTTGAGTTATAACTGGAGAAGTCGCTGTTTGAACATGGGCGCAATTGTTCGGAGAAAATTCATGGGTTTGAGTTATAGCCGGAGGGGTTGCAGTTTGAGCGTGAGAACAACTATTGGGGGCAATCTCATGAACTTGCGTCAAAACTGGAGAGGTTACCGTTTGAACATGAGTACAAGATGCACCCGTAATATTATGTTGTTGAGTAATCGTTGGTGAAGTAGTCGTCTGGATATGAGAACAGTTCGCTGGTGTCAGCGTAATAATTCCTAACGCCGCTCCAGCAAGAACTCTACCCAGAAAGGGTCTTCGTCTTATTACGGAAAAAGGCATTTCTTAATCCCTTATAAGGATGGTTGATCGATGCTGATAACCCAGCTTCCGATATTGACCTTGCCGCCAGTAACTAAAGCCTGTGTTGTAACTGTGGTAACATATCGGGGACCACTGGCATCTTCTACGATAGCAACAACACAAGCGTTCCCATCTCTTAAAATGGCAGCAGAAGAATAGGCCGCTATCGTCACCTTTCTCCCGGAAGTATCATTTGAAACTACAAAATTGCCCGTGGTAATATTGACCGATGTATAGGCTAAAAATCCCGTTGAGTTTGATGAAACAGAAGCTAACGTCGGAACAACGGCAGAGGACTCTAAAACCACTATCCTAAGATTTCCGCCCGCAGTCGAATAAAGTCCAGAAAAGAAACCATCCAAGATTCCAGTTGTACAATATTTTGCACCGGTACCCATTTATTGATCCTCCTCATTATTGTTTGGTTTAAACTCAATATCCATCGACATTACACAATCATCTGGTTGAAGATTGTAAACGATGTAGTCTTTCTTCTCTCCAGTAGATTCCTTCTCGATCTCCATTACTCCTCCAAAACCATCTCGGCATAGCAGGTGACGGTTGTCGCTGAACTCACGGTGATTCCTATGGAAAGGGCATTATTAAAACGAATCTCTTCATCCAAGGGAAATTTCTCATGATATCCGACCTGTTTGTGGACTTGCCTTCTCGCAAGGATCCCGCTTGAGGTTGGATCAGACGAAGCAGTTCCACAAACCATTCCTATAGTCTGCATTGCAAGTGCCGTTGAACCATGTCTGATCACCTGACCGAAAGCCGTTGCCGTAGTCATGCTGAGTCCGGTACTAGTCGTCATCCTTGTAATCTGAACGGTTGCCGGTGCCTCCGAACTCAAAACAGCATCAAACCAAACAGACCATTCCTTGAGATTAACTATTGTATTTGCAGGAGCAATAGCCTGAAGTATGCACTTACTGGTCGTAGCAGTTAAGGCTATTCCAGCCGTTGTCCCCAATGCGAATATTAATCCAGACATATTAACCCTCCGATTTTTTCTTTCGCCTTTTTATATTCATTTCATCAGGCAGAAACGAACCAGATCCTGACGAACCCCGTAAAGATCCTTCAACAAATGCCTTTAAGGCCACGCTCAAACTTGGACATTCATCAAAACTAATATCCCATGCCGAACCACAAGGTCTTTTGGACCAATCAATATCATCATCAAAGGCATAGGTCCCATCTGCACTTAAATCCGTCCCCCAATCCTTTGTCCTTGTGTCATTTGGGGCAAGATGAAAATCATCTCCTCCTGAATTGACATAGACAAGCGTTCCATCTGTGCTAATTCTATTTCCCGCTCCGCCCAAATCATCAGCGGTATCATCTCCAGAGGCACAATAAGTTACGGTTCTAGTTGGGGCGTTAGTTGTTCCATCCGAGAAATCAGCCGTAGTATTACTACTGGCAAGACAGTTAGTTCTAATATGAATACCACTGGCCTGATTTCCGAGCATCCTAAAACCATAAGTTCCATTATTGGTCGAAGTGCAATTATAAAGATATCCTCCCCCTCCTACAACAAAAGAAGATGTTCTGAATCCATCCCCTTCGCAGTTATGGGCTAAACAATCTACTGCAAAACCGATATTGGAGGCTGCTCCTGCCATTGCGAATCCTTGACCAATGCCAGTGTCGCCAATCAAACAATCATAAGCAATACAAC